AATATTTGAACGTGCTGAAAATTGTAGCAATTATAATGAATTTAAACGTAATCTTTTAAAGGAATTTTGGGGCAAAGAACTTACACCATCTTATAGTAAAGCGATGGAGAAAATAAGAGTCAGCTTTGGTTTACCAATAGAACAAAAGACTCTGTTTGATGAAAATAAATTGGAAAAAATTGTTCAAAGAATCAGAAAAAAAATAAAGAATCAGAAAACAAAGTCAAATGAAAAGAACTAAGTGTCCAGTTTGTGGTAAGAAATTAAACCACGTAATACATAGAGAATGGTACGAGAAATGGCGTAAAAGATTTGATATGCTTCTCTATACTGAACAACAAAATAAAAGGAAACACACCCCTGCTCAGCTAAAAGCATTTGAAGAAATTAAAATAGTGTTATGCAAGTAAATATGTATAAAAGTCTCGGAGGGTTAAAGCCTTTAAACTCAGAAGATGAAGAAAAGCTGAAAAGTTTACCTTTAGACTGGGACGGGATAGTCACTTTAAAACACCCCAGAAATTATCAGTTACTTAAGAAATACTTTGCTTTGCTTAAATTAGGATTTGAGAACCAGGAACATTATAAAAACAAAGATCATTATAGATATGTAATGCAGATGAAAGCAGGGTTTTATGAGAGCATAGAAACGGACAAAGGCACTATCTGGTTGCCTGTAAGTATATCTTTCGGCTCAATGGAGAGCCACGAATTTAACGACCTTTATGAGAAAGTATTAACAGAAGTATCAAACGACTTAGGACTTGGAACAGATGAACTGAGCCAAGAAGTAGAATGTGAACTAAATGGATTTTATTAAATTACTTAAACGATTTGTTAATTGGTTTAACAAGAACTTAGGCTGGTTCTTTACTAACGGACGAAAGCAATATAATATAGATAAAAAGAATGAATTTAATAGAGGACATTAATATCTTTAACGAGATAATCAGCAGCAGTACAAGGTTTCATACGTTCTACTTTAAAACTGACAATCCTTTGGAGTCTATTAAGGAATTAAAAACACCTAATTACTTTTCACTTTATAATTTAAACAGCCAAAAAGACATTTATTTAGCCGACCCTTTTTTATTTAAAAAAGACGATAGGGTTTATTTATTTGCTGAGGTTTACACTCACGAGCGTGGTAGCTTAGTATATACTGATATCACTGAGGGTTTTAGTGGCTTTACAGAGATTCTTGAACGCTCGTGGCACTTATCCTATCCTTTTGTATTTGAAGCCGAAGGAGAGGTCTATATGCTTCCAGAGCAGGGTGTAGACGGAAAGCCTTTAACATTATACAAAGCTGAGAACTTTCCTAACGATTGGATTGAATTTGTTGATCTTTTACCAGACCCTTGCATTGATTCAAACATTATTTATTTAGATGCTTATTATTTATTTACTTATAATTTAACTTTAGGGAAATATTGTCTTTATTACTCTGATACTTTAAAAGGAGAATGGACACTTCACAAAGACACCCCTAATAAGGGTCTTGAGTATGGAGGACATGGCAACGGACGTGGAGCTGGTAGTATCTTTAAGGTAGGAAAGAACCTTTACAGACCTATTCAATTAAATGAAACTAAGTATGGTGAAGGATTGCAGATGCAAAAGATTACTAAACTAACAAAAGACGAATTAAAAGAAGAAACGATCTTTAAGCTAGACCAGACTAATATTCATCATGTTTCTGTTTGTGATAACTTAATAGCTTTTGACTATAATCTTTATTTAACCAATCCTTTATTTGGAGCTGAGACGATTGAGATTTTACACTTCTGGAATCAGCATTATGATCGTCACAAACAACGTGAAATCTACAAAGAAATAGGACAGACAACCGGCAAAGTCTTGGATATTGGTTGTGAGTTTTACAATAAATACAATAAAAGATTATTTAATAATGAAAAGATTGATTATTACGTTATGGACGTTAGGGAAATAGAGGGTTTGTCGTGTGGTACTTTTATTCTAGGAAGTTTTTTAGAAATAGAACACGAGAATTATTTTGATGTCTTAATTTCTTTTGGTGTTTTAGGGTTTTGTGACTTTACTACTGAGGAAATAATTAAATATATTAATAACGCTTTTAAAGTCTTAAAGCCTGGTGGAATGTTTTATCTTAAGACAGACAATCACCCAGCAGAGATCAAAGAAAGTTATTTTAATAAGTTTACATTAATATCAAAAGAGGTTCTAGGTGTTTATGACTTTTATAAGTTTCAAAAATGAATAAGATATTTAATGAAAATTGTTTAACAGGATTAAAGCGATTAGCTGATGAGTCGGTTAATTGTTGTGTTACATCACCCCCATACTGGGGGTTGAGGGATTACGGAACGGCTAAATGGAAAGGTGGTGATAAGAATTGTGAGCATAAACCAAAATTTAAACCATCTGTTTCTGCTACAGTAGGTAATGATGTTAAAGATATTGGTAAAATATATTATAAAGATATTTGCAAAGACTGTGGTGCTATCAGAAAAGATGAACAATTAGGTTTAGAAGAAACACTAGAGGAATTTGTGGAAAATCTGGTTAAGCTATTCAGGGAGATAAAAAGAGTATTGAAAAAAGATGGTACTGTTTGGCTGAATCTTGGAGATAGTTATTCAAGTAGTGGCAGGGAAACTACAACTAATCAATCATTAAGAGGTAATAATGATTATGGAGTTACAAGACCGAAACCAAATAAAGATATTAAACCTAAAGACCTTATCGGTATCCCCTGGAGGGTTGCCTTTGCCTTACAATCTGATGGATGGTATTTAAGACAGGATATTATATGGCATAAGCCTAATCCTATGCCTGAGAGCGTTACAGACAGATGCACAAAGTCACACGAATATATATTTCTTTTAACCAAGTCATCAAAGTATTTTTATGATGCAGATGCGATAAAGGAGAAATCAATTTCTTTTGGAAATGATAAAAGAAGTGGTTTAGGAGATTCTTTTGTCACTATAAATGAAAAGAGAAATAAACGATCAGTATGGACAGTCAATACAAAACCATGTAGTGATGCTCATTTTGCCGTATATCCTCAGAAACTTATAGAGCCATGTATTAAAGCTGGTTGTCCTGAAAATGGTCTTGTTCTTGACCCTTTTATGGGTGGTGGCACTACAGCAATAGTGGCAAGAAAATTAAATCGTAATTATGTAGGGTTTGAGCTTAATGATGAATATATAAAGATAGCAGAAAACCGACTTTATAAAGAACTAGGAATGTTTTGTTAATGATTTTTATAAGTTTCAAAAATGAAAATATATATCGTACTTAATAGCAGCTTTTATACGGAAGAACAAAATCAATATTGTTTTAATAATAAGATTGAATTAGAATGGGATTTACCATTTTTACCAAATGATACGGATTTACTTGACTGTGATTCTATTATAGAAGATATGCCAGAATGGGATATTGGTTTAAGCTGGTCTGTTCATTATATTAATTACGTGCGTATAAATGGTATTATATCGCCTATAGTTACATTATCAGGTGAATAGAATTAATAATTAATTAATGTTAATAACTTTTAAAAGTATTTATTTTTTATATTGATATAATTTACAATTTTGTAATATGAAAACAAGCGATAAAATAATTAATGCTATTGAGAAACAAGGTAGAAAGAAAACTTGGTTAGCTGACCAGTTACAAGTCAGTAGACCCACGCTAGATTCACGACTAAATGAAGATAACTGGAACGCTATCGAAATAACAAGACTAAAACAATTAGGGCTTTTAGTTTAAAAATTTTTTGTTAAAACTTATTACAATAGTGTAAATGAACGGCTGGATAAAACTACATTATAAGTTCTTAAAATGGGAATGGTCAAACGACGCTAATATGGTTGCTTTATTTCTACATTTACTATTAAAAGCCAATTACCAGGGCAGGAATTGGAGAGGTCAGGATATTAAACGTGGTGAGCTGATCACAGGATTACATAGTCTAAGTGCTGAAACTGGGATTTCCTTACAATCTCTTCGCACTTGTCTAAAAAGGCTAAAATCAACAAACGAAATAACAATCAAATCAACAAACAAATATAGCTTAATTACTATCAGGAACTACGATATATATCAGTACGAACTAACAAGCAAATCAACAAGCAAACTAACAAACAATCAACAAACAACTAACAAACAACTAACAACACCTAAAGAATATAATAAAGAAAGAAAGAGTATAAATAGTGTATATACGTCCGATTTTATTGACTTTTGGACTAAATATCCTAAAAAGACGGGAAAGGGTGCTGCGTTCAGTTCGTGGAAGAAACTTAGCAAGACAGAGAAGGATAAAATATCTGATGCGTTAGATTGGCAAATCTTAAGTGAACAATGGTTAAAAGATTCAGGTCAGTTCATACCTAACCCTCAAACTTATCTAAATCAAAAGCGGTGGGATGACGAACCTACTAAAATAAGGAAAATGAAAAACCAAGTTTATAATTAAAACCTAAATTATGAATAAGAAAGAAATAGCAGATTATATACAATTACGTTGTAGTGGTAGAAACCAATCGCCTCATTTTACACTAAATGATTTCTGGAAGGAAATGGTTGAATTACATAATAAATTACATAAAGAAATTCAACAAGAATTAGAAACTAAATAAAATGGAAGGATTTACTAAAGCAGAAGATCACTATAACGAAGCCATAAAGCTAAGAACTGAAGGGATTAACGAAGGGCAACGCTTAGAGCTTGGAAAGGTAGATGACATCTATAGGGTTAAACAAGGCTGTACTACTTACATCACAGGCATACCAGGTCATGGAAAGACTGAGCTACACTTTGAAATTTTAATAAGGCTTACTAAACTATATAACTGGAAACACTTATTAGAAAGTCCAGAAACAGGAACACCAGCAAGGATAGTCTATGAATTACAAAGAAAACTTTTAAATAAGCCTGAGCAAGAAGCATCAGACACAGACTGGGAACAGGCTTTTAATATTGTTAATAATCATTTTTTTCTTTTAGACTCAGAGAAAAAAGACCTAGATACTATTCATGAATGTATTGATAACACCCTACTAGAAACAAGATTAAACACTTTCTCGATTGACCCCTGGAACGAGCTAGAGCATAACTTTGAAGCATACGGAGGTCGTCAAGATATTTATTTAGCCTACCAACTTGGAAAGCTCAGAAAAAAAGCAGAGAAATACAAATTACATATATTTATAGTAATACACCCTCATCAGTTAAAAAAGAATCCCTCTGGCAGTTATGACGCACCAACGATCTACAATTTAGCTGGTGGTGCTGAGTGGGCTAACAAAGCACAAACGATTATGTGTTGCTATAGAGAAAAGATCGTTGATGAAAACGGAAACATAAACAATGAAATGAAGGTAATAATCCAAAAGGCAAAGCCTAAAGAAGTCGGATTAAGAGGCGAAGAAAGTATTTATTATGACAAAGAAATTCAGAGATTTTATTATAAAGATGAATTAAATAAAACTATATATCCATGAGTTTATTTTTTAAACGTCAGGCAATCACTGGAGCGATTGAAAGTATTATCGCTGACTTAGAGATAAGAAAACAAGCTATTAAAGGCGATTCTAGAGCTATTAAAGTATTGTCTAAAGAATCAAAAAAAGAGAAGAAGGAAATCTTAATACGACATTGCAAGAATTTAAACGAAGTGCATAAATTTATACACGATCAATTTGAATTAATAACAAAACTATCTAAACAGCCCTAAAACGTATTTTAAAGGCTTTTAACGGACTTTTGATAGTAAACTAATACAATATATACAATGACAATAAAATGCTTTAAAATCAATAATTAATTAAACTTAGAAACTATGACACAAACAGAACAAATATTAAACTATTTAAAAAAAGGAAATAAGATTACACCTTTGGAAGCCCTGAATCAATTTGGATGCTTTAGACTAGCTTCAAGGATTTGGGATATTAGAAACTTAGGTCATAATATCCAAGCAATGAGAATAACAAAAGGAGATAAGAACTTCTGTCAATACTCTTTAAAATGAAAAAATTTGATTTTAATACAATAGAAAATTTTGATAATCATATCTTAAAATCTATTCCAAATTATGATGTCTTAATTAATTCAATTCTTTCAATATCAGAGTATTTTATAACAAAAGACACTATTATATATGATCTTGGTTGTTCTACAGGCAAACTATTAAAGGAAATTAATTGTCTAAATTTAAAAATAGGATATGACAATGCTAATATTTTACCTAAATACGATGAAGATAATATCAATTTTAAAAATGCTGATCTAAACAAAGAATTTGAAGTAAAAAATGCGTGTTTGGTTTATTCTATCTTTACGATGCAATTTTTAAATAGAATGAGTAGACAAAACTATTGCACGACTATATACAACGGACTCAATAAAGGTGGAGCATTTATTTTATGTGAGAAGATTTACCAGGAAAATGGTTTACTACAAGAGGTCTTGTCTTTTAGTTATTATGATTATAAATGCAATCACTTTAGCGAGGAAGAAATAATAAAAAAGGAGCGTGATCTTAGATATATAATGAAACCCAATACAATGAATCAAAATTTAGATATATTAAAAAATTCTGGGTTTCAAAAGATAACACAATTCTGGCAATCTTATAATTTTATCGGACTAATAGCAATAAAATGAAACCATTTATTTATAATCTTGACTTAGTAAAAAAACGATCTGAGAAGAAACTTTTTAATGTTGTTTCTCTATTCGCTGGTGGTGGTGGGAGTTCTACAGGGTATCGTCTTGCAGGAGGTAATATATTAGCTATAAATGAATTCGTCCCTGAGGCTCAGAATGCGTATGCAAAGAACTACCCAGATACTTTTATTTTTAAAGATGATATAAGAAAATTAACTGGCTCTCAAATACTAGAACAAATAAACTTAAAACCAGGAGAGCTTGATATTTTAGATGGCTCACCTCCTTGTGCTAGTTTTTCAACTGCAGGGAAACGTCAAAAAGACTGGGGTAAAGAAAAAAAATACTCAGATACAAAGCAAATAACAGATGATTTGTTTTTTGAATACGCAAGAATACTTAAAGAAGTTCAACCAAAAGTTTTTGTCGCTGAAAATGTAAAAGGACTAACAATGGGAACAGCCTCTAGTCTTTTAGGAAGCGAACAGATAGACTTATTTGGAGAACATAAAAATACTATATATCATACTTTAGTTAATTGTGGTTACAGAGTAAGATACAAAGTGTTGAATGCGAAAAATTATAGTGTACCTCAATCTAGAGAACGGACAATCTTTATTGGTGTAAGAAATGATATTAAAAAAGAAATAATATATCCAGAAATAGGAAAACATATTATTACTTCTTACGATGCCTGTAAAAGTGTAATAAATAGCTCTAAAGATATAAAAGATGCCACTCATAGTGAGGGAATAGTAAAAAATTATGTTTTTCAGCTTAAAGAGGGTGAAAGTGGAGATAAATATGCTCCAAGTGGTTATTATGGATTACATAGGATTTTAAGAGATCAGCCTTGTCCTACTATCTGCCAAAGACAAGGGAATAAGGGTGCGTGTTTAATCCATTGGGAAGAAAATAGAGAATTAACAGTACCAGAACTTGTTAGACTTATGAGTTTTCCTGATGACTATTATTTAGGGGAAAAATACACGCACAAAACAGAAAGACTAGGCAGGGCAGTACCTCCTTTAATGATGGCTAAAATTGCATATCATATCTATAAAACTATATTACTTTGAAATGATAAAAAAAAAGAGTACCTTAACAACACCAAAACTTAAAAAGAAATTAGATCGTTTATTCTCGAAGTATATTAAACTAAGGGACGGAGGACAAGACTTTTTTAAGTGCATAAGCTGTCAAAAGACAAAGCCTTTAAATCAGTTCAACGCTGGTCACTATTGGTCTAGACGGTTTATGTCTACCAGGTATGATGAAAAGAACGTTAATGGACAATGTGTATATTGTAATATGCATCTATCTGGAAATATACAAGGATATAGAGAAGGATTAATTAAAAAGTACGGAGAGGAAGTATTACAACACTTAGAGATCAAAAAGAATAATATATCTAATTTAGGAAAGTTTGAGCTAAGCGTTTTAATAGATGAATACAAAGACAAAATAAAAGAATTAAAAAAATAACTACTTTTGTTAAACTTTATTAATTAAATTACGTATATGCCTTTTAAGAAAATAACCAAAGGAAAGAGCAAGGGAAAACTTAAAAGTCCTTCAGGAAAGACTTATACTAAGTCCCAGGTAAAAAGATATTACGCAACTAAAAAAAAGAAGTGAAATATACTAAAGCAGTAATAAAAGAAATTTGTGACCACGTAAAGGAAGGAAGAACGCAAGAAGATGCTTGTGCCCTATCTGGAATTAACAGGACAACGTTCTATCGTTGGAAGCAAGAGAAACAAGACTTTAGGGACGCTATAGAAAAAGCACACTCTAAGTTTAAGAAAAAAATGGAGGTTAGAATTGAGAAAGCTTCTGTTAAGACTTGGACTGCAGCAGCCTGGATTCTAGAAAGACGATATAAAAAAGACTATGCTCTGAGACATGAAGTTACTGGCAAAGATGCTGGAGAAATAACAATTAAAGTCATTCGTGGATAGTGTTAAAGAAATACGCTTATTAAAACTCCACAAAGCACAAAAGGAAGTTCTAAAAGAGTCTAAGAGGTTTAATGTTTTAAGGATAGGTCGAAGATGGGGAAAGACTGAACTAGCAAAAGACTTAGCTATTAATACAATGTTAGACAATGACCCGATAGGCTACTGGACACCCACTTACAAAGACTTGGCAGAGATTTGGAATGAAATGAAGCACACCTTATTTGAAGTAACACAATCAAAGAACGAACAACTAAAATCAATAACGATCTTAGGTGGTGGGAAGATAGACTTCTGGTCAATGGAAGACCCGAACTCAGGACGTGGACGTAAGTATAAACGTGTAATAATAGACGAAGCAGAGAAGTCTAGAAACTTTCAAGAAGCATGGGGACAGGCTATAAGACCAACACTAGCAGACTATCAAGGTGATTGTTGGATTCTAAGCACTCCTAAAGGTAAAAAGACTTTCTTTACTCAATTAACAGACTACCCTAAGAAGTACGACAACTGGGCTTCCTGGACGCTCTCTACCTACACCAATCCCTACATCTCTAAGGACGAACTAGAGATAATGAAATCACAAATGAACGACCACGAGTTCAGACAGGAGATAATGGCTGAGAGCTTAGATCAAAACGCTATGGCTTTCTGCTTTAACTTTACGCATAACCATGTAGGCAAAACAACGTGGAGATCAGACTTAGAGACTTATCTATCGTTTGACTTTAATCGTGAACCTTTGACTTGTATTGTCGCTCAGAAGCCTGATTTTAATAAGCTGCACGTCATTGAAGAAATAGTCGATAATATAGACATTGAAGAAATGTGTAAGATTATTTTAATTAAATATCCAAACGCTTTATTTATAATAACCGGTGACCAGACAGGCGAACACGCATCAGCTATACAAAAAGGACTAACTTACTATCGTAAGATAAAAGATGTTCTTTCGTTAAGTGATAATCAAGTAAGACTACCAGGTAAGAACCCTTTACATCGTATCTCTAGGATGGAGGTTAATACCTTACTAAGCAGAGCAGAGATAATCTTTGATGAAGAAAACTGCAAACAAACTATCTGGGATTGTAAAAACGTTGAGTACGACCCTGAGAAATTAAAGATAGTCAAAGAAGATCGCTCAAAGATGGAACAGCAGTCCGACCTCTTGGATTGCTTTAGATACTTAATTCATAACTTCATGCGTGACGAACTTAATCACTTAGGGCTATGAATATAATCTTACTCTTAGTTTTTAATTGTTTATATATCTTTGGCTTTTATAAGGCAACGCAATATAACGACGTAGATGGCAAAGCAGACCCAAACGATAGGGAAGTACTATGGTGGATAAGATACTACCTTAGAAACGCCCCTAATAGCTTTAAAAAGCCTTTATTTGGTTGTGTTGTTTGTATGGCTTCGATTCACTCATGGGTCTTTTGGGTTTTCAATGATTACAATTTAACTAATATTATTATTTATTTTATTTATATATTTGCACTAAGTGGATTAAACTCATTTGTAAATGATAGACTTTCTGCTTAACATAGGGTTTCAGATGTACAAGCATTGCGATTGTGAAGGTGGGAAGAGATGGTTTAAGAAACAAGCAATGCCAGGTGTAGAGATTATCTTAAGAAAACGAGGTGAACAATACGAGATCAAAAGAAGCAATAAGATAATTAATCGAGGTTATCAGCACCAGCTAGAAACTGAGTATAACAAACTATTTCATGAAACTTCTTAACTGGATTAAAAGTAAGACCGAAAGAAAGCCTGAGCTAAAAGATGCTATTCAGAAAGTGTTTTCAATAGAGGGTGTTAATTACTACCAATTTAAGGACATAGCAAAGATTAAATGTCAACGTGCCTTAACTGTTAATGACTTCTATAACGAATTAACAATGAGAGCAACTAGGGACTTTCTTATTAAACACACGGAAGCAGTAGAGAAGATTTTAAATAGTAACAATATAGACATCTTTAAGGTAAACACTTTAAACAACCAACTAAAGGAACGATTAGAAATGATCTACGAGACTGATATTATCTACAAAATTGCTTCGGTTGTTTACTTTACTAAAGAAGAAAGTCCTTACGAGTACGACGATCTAGTAGGTAGAGAAAAGATTGATCTGTTTAAAAGTCAGGGTGACGCTTTTTTTTTCAAAACGCTTTTCAGCAATTTGATTGGCTCAGTGGATATATCAGACAAAGATTTAGCAACTTATATGAAGGTGGGACAGGAGATAACGACGGAGCATTTGAGGAACATTTCTACCATAATGTCCAACTAAAAAGAGACGAACGAATGTCAAGTAATATGGTACTAGCAAAAACAAACGGAATGACCTTTGAAGAACTAGGTCGATTAAGCTGGTATGACCATCACATACTATTAGAACAGACCAGGGCAAACAGCCGACAGAAAACTACAGAAAATGACTTTTAATGGCTCTGGAGACCGTAGTAATAAAGATTACTGGAGATAGTAAAGACCTCAATAAGACTATTAACCAACTTGAAAAGGTCGGTAAAGTAGATAGGGCAAACGCTGCATCTTTTCAACGCACGTCGGCAAGAATGGGTGCAGGGTTTGACTTCCTAACTAAAAAGGCTCTTGCTCTAGGCTCTACTATGCTAGGAGCATTCGCAATCCAGCAAGTAGTCGGGAATGCTATAAACACTTTAAAAGACTTCGAGAAGGAACTCTCTACCCTTCAAAGTATTACAGGCTCTACGGCAAAAGAAATGGAGTTCTTTAAACAAGCAGCGAAAGACGTAGGACAAGAAACAAAGACATCGGCAACGGAAGTCGTAAAAGCCTTTACAATGATAGGTTCGGCACAGCCTGAACTACTTAAGAATAGCAAAGCATTGTCAGAGGTTACCAAACAAGCTTTAATACTAAGCAAGGCGGCAGGGATTGACGCCACGACAGCATCACTTGCTTTGACTGGGGCTATGAATCAATATGGTGCAAGTGCTGACGAAGCTGCAAAGTTTACAGATATATTTGCAACCTCTCAACAAAAGGGTTCATCTTTTATTGCGGCTACCAGTGAAGCCTTAAAGAATGCCGGTGCAGCAGCAGCAGCGACAGGACTAAGTTTTGAGACTACTAATGCAGCAATCCAAGCACTAGCAAAGGGTTCTATTGTAGGAACGGAAGCCGGAACAGCCTTAAAGAGTTTACTATTAAAACTATCCAAACAAAACGACGAAAAGATTAACCCTTCAATGGTCGGTTTGAACGCAACCCTTAAAGAACTAGCAGCAAGAAATCTTGACGTTAATGCCGCCACGAAATTAGTCGGTATCACTGGAGCTGCAGGATTACTGACTTTAATTAAACAAAGGGATATTTTCTTCGAGCTAGATGGTGCTTTAAATGATACTGGCAACGCTATGGCTCAAATGGTAATTAATACTGATAATCTAGATGGCTCACTTGATGAACTAGGGAATGCTTGGGAGACATTAATCCTTTCCATGAGTGGGTCAGATGGTGTTTTAAAAAGCACAACAGACTCCATGACGGAACTATTAAATACTACTACAGGATTAATTGACGCTGATGTTTCATGGTGGGAAAAATTAATAGCTATTGCAGATCAAACAGGAAACTACAGACGACAGCTTTTAATGATAGCAAAAGCAAAAGAAGAAGCAAAGAAATTCCAGGAAGAAAATATCGAGAAAACCAAAGAAGAAATCGAACAAGAAGAGAAAATAATACTAGCAGAAAAGAATAGGGCTAAAACGATAGGTGACTTAAAAAAGGAGAAACAAGAACTTTTAAAGGCTCAGGATGGATTAATAATTGGCAGCAAAGAACTAGCAGACAATCAAGCAAGAGTTAAAGAGATAATGAAAATCTTAAAAGGCGAAACAAAGAAAGCCAAAACAGAGTTTGAACTATTGCAAGGGGTTATTTCTAAACTTAAAAAGGAACTATTAGACCAGGCATTAGCCGGTGATCTTGATAAAGATACTTTGAAAGACTTAAAAGATGCTACCGATAAACTCACCAAAGCACAGGAGAAGTTAAACGATGCAATGAAAGCACCTGAAACTGAGGAAGATATTGCAAAGAAAGCAGCAGCCGAAGCGTCAGCCATGAATAAAAAAAGGGATATGCAAATGGATGTCCACAAGTTTGTTAAGCAAATAGAGGACGAAAATCAAAGAAAAAGAGACGAAAGTTTTAATAAAAGAGTGGAGCAGATTAATAAAATTGCTGCAATAACGAGTGAAGTAGAGGGACAACTATCTGCAATTATAGGACAAGCAAATGAGAACAAACTTATAGGCATAGATAACGAGGAAAAGAGAGCCTTAGAAGCACTAGAAGCACAGGGATTAGGAGAGGAAGAACTAGCTAAGAAACAAAAAGAGATTCAAGAAAAGGCAGAAAAGGAACGTGCTAAAATATTAACAAAGCAATTCAAAGCAGACAAAGCAGGGGCGATAATTCAGGCAACGATAGCAACTTCAATGGCAGTTATTAAAGCCTTATCCACTGGGTTAGTAGTCCCAAATATTCCGTTTGGTGCTTTAATGGGTGCTTTAGGTGCAGCACAAATCGCAACAATAGCAGCACAACCAATCCCAGAGTTTCACGAGGGTAAAAAACCAGAACTTAAAGATGGTGAAATTTTCGCTAAAGTATTAAAGAGTGAGTCGGTAATACCTCCAGAGCAATCAAAGAAATATAAAGGTGCAATAGATTCAATGATAGACAAGAAGTTTGAGAACTACGTTTTTCAAGAGTATATGCTTCCGATGATAAAATCAATGAGTAAG